TGTTTTAATCACGGATCTTGGCGCATTTGTTGCTCGATATCCTGGTGCCCTAGGCAGTTCGCTCGAAGTTCAAATCTGCGGTAGTTTAGCAGTTGGACTGACAAGCACAGCAGGTGTCACGGGATATGGTCACCGATTTAGCGATTGGACTTATGGAACTCAGTTTGATGCTGCCCCATCCACTTCGACTTATGTAAGTAATCTTGGTGGATCAAATGATGAATTCCACATCGCTGTCATTGATCGAAATGGTCTTTTGTCGGGCACCAAGGGAACTATCGTAGAGAAGTTCCAAGCAGTATCCTTCCTACCTGGTGTACTCGCAGGAGACGGAACAAGCAACTACTATGTCGATAAGATCAATCGTACCTCTAAGTATATTGCAGCACTTCCAAGAACTTCATCCACATCATACAATCAATTGCTGCTTGGTGGAACAGGAGCATGGGGAACTGCCGCCATCACAGGACAGAATTGGTATGCCAGCACATCACTTAATACAGGATCGGGTTACACAGGAGTAAATACCTCTTTCGGTGTTGGTATTTGGAATCTCCGAGGTGGATCCAATGGAACTGCTGCTGGTTTGGTAGATTATAAGAAAATTGCATTCGGTCAAGATAGTGATGCTGATCCAGAAGGATATCGTCTCTTCTCTGATGCAGAAACTGTTGATGTCAATCTCCTCATCGGTGGGCCAGAAAAAACATTCACCCCTGGTGTTGACTTGACCACAGCAGTTTCAGATCTTGTTGGCCCATCCATTAAAGATCTTGTTGATGCTCGTAAGGATTGTGTTGCGTTCCTTTCAGTACCAAACAAGGATCCAAATGAAACGGATGGGGTGAAGTTGGATCGTGCTGTTCAGTATCGCAACAACATCGGTTCTTCGTCATATACCGTGATCGACAGCGGTTACAAGTACATGTACGACATTTATAACGATAAGAACCGTTGGGTTCCGCTCAATGGCGATATTGCAGGACTGTGTGCCCGTAGTGATGTGAATTTTGATCCATGGTACAGCCCCGCAGGATTCAATCGTGGTCAGATTCGTGGCGTAATCAAGTTGGCTTTCCAACCAAGACAGGCTTCAAGAGATACACTGTATAAGAACATTATCAATCCTGTTGCAACCTTCTCGGGTGCAGGAACCATCCTGTATGGCGATAAGACTGCTCAGGCAAAGCCCTCGGCATTTGATCGCATCAATGTTCGCCGTCTGTTCATCGTGCTTGAGAAGGCAATCTCAACGGCTTCTAAGTACAGCCTGTTTGAGTTCAACGATGCATTTACTCGTGCACAGTTCCGTTCACTCGTTGAGCCATTCTTACGAGATGTACAGGCTCGGCGTGGAATCATCGACTACAAGGTTGTATGCGATGAGAAGAACAATACGGGAGAAGTGATCGACAGCAATAGATTTGTTGCCGATATCTACATCAAACCAAACCGTAGCATCAATTTCATTCAGTTGAATTTCATTGCCACTCGCACTGGCGTGAACTTCAGCGAGGTTGGTGCCTGATTCGTGATGCAGGAAATCAAACTAAATACTCATAAGGAGTCCTAAATGTCACAATTCAGTATCGATGCATTTCGCGCTAATCTCATCAACGGTATTGCAAGAAACAATCTGTTTCTTGTTCAAGGCAACTTTCCTGGTGGAAGCACCCAATCGATTCAGGGTGCTGCCGCTGTAGCGGGTTCTCTTTTCGGAGGAGCCGTTGGTGGGGCAATCAATGCTGTCGCAGCAGCAGTTGGTGGTGGAAATCCCTCTTCACAGGTCTCGTTCCTGTGCAAGGCTTCCAAGATCCCATCGTCCACACTCAACATCAACCAAGCATACTATATGGGTCGCCCATTTAAGTATCCAGGAGATCGTACCTTTGCAGATTGGTCGATCTCTTGCTACAACGATGGAACCTATGGTCTTCGCAAGTCATTCGAGGCATGGATGAATTTGATGAATACCAACCGTACCAATGTTGGTGCCAATGCAATGAATCAGTTTATGACTGATTGGACAATTACACCACTTACCCGTGAGGGAAATCCCATTGCTCGGTATAAGATGGTGGGTTGCTGGCCAACAACGATTGCAGAAACAACAATGGACATGGGTGCACAATCGGAAGCATCGACATTTGATGCAACAATTGCATACCAGTACTTTGAAGTTGAAGGCGTAACCACCTAATTGAAAGGTCATGAGGAATTTACATAATGGAAATTTTCGGCTTTCGCCTAGAGCGATCTAAAAAAGAGAAGGAGCAGGATAAGGCTCTCAAGTCGTTTGTCGTACCGACATTCGATGACGGAGCCATTCCTGTTGAAGCGGGAGGCTTTTACGGTCAATATGTTGATCTTGATGGCACCGTTCGTAATGACTTTGAACTAACGATGAAGTATCGTGAGATGGCTCAAGATCCCATTGTTGAAGTAGCAATCGATGATGTTGTCAATGAGGCTATTGTAGTAGGAGAAAAGAAATCTCCTGTCAAAGTCGTATTGGATCGTCTCAAGGCAAGTGATAATGTCAAAGAGCGAATTCATGAAGAGTTTCGCAATATCATGCGCGTAATGCAATTTGAGACCAAGG